CAACCGCGAGAGCGCAGGCCGTAAAGACCGCATTCGGGATCTGGAAGAGCAGATGAAGGCGTGGGAAGGAATCGAAAATATCCCTGATTTCGTTTCCACGGCCAAGAAAAACGCTGAAGCCGTGGCCGCGTTCAACGACAAAGGACGCGGGGCCGAGGAAGCTACCCAGGCTCGCATCAAGGCTGCGACCACCCCGCTTGAAGCGAAGGTCGCGGAACTGGAAGCCGACCGTGCCCGCATCGTTGACCAGTATCACGCCTCGACCATCCGTAGCCAATTCGGCTCGTCCAAGTTTGTGACCGAAGAGCTGGTCAGCGCCGCTATGGCTCAGGAACTTTTCGCCAAGCATTTCAGCGTGGATGAAAAGGGGAATCTGGTGGGCAAGGACAGTACCGGCAACGTCATCTATGGCGAAAACGGCCCTGCCGACTTCGATACGGCCCTGCGGGAAATCGTCAAGAACAGCCCCCACAAGGCCTATGTCCTCAAGGGCAGCCCGGCCACCGGCAGCGGTGCTACTCAGGGTACCCCCGGCGGGACGGTGAACACTAAAAACATGACCTCTGTCCAGAAAATCGCCGCAGGATTGAAGCAGAAGGGCGGTGTGTTCGGGCAGTAGGCTAAAGGAGATAGCATTTCATGGCATCCCAGACGCTTGCTGAAGCGAAAAAGCTCATCAATGACCAGATTGTGCAGGGCATTGTGGAAGACATTATCACGATCAATCCCCTGTACGACCTGCTTCCCTTCACCGGCTACACCGGTCAGGCCATCCTTGTGAACCGCGAGGAAGCCTTGGGCGATGCCGGTTTCTATGCTGTTGATGCGACCATCACCAATAAGGCGGCCGCTACCTTCACCCAAGTGCCTTTCAGCGCCACGAAGATCATTGGCGACGTGGAACTTGATGGCCTGGTGCGTGCCACCAGTGCTAGCGCCGGTGTGGATCAGCTTGCCGTGGAAATTTCCAGCAAGGCGAAAAAAATCGGGCGCCTGTTCCAGGAAGGCATGGCAACCGGTGATGGTTCCAGCCCGAAAATGAATAGCCTGCACTCCCTGTGCGATTCCGAGCAGTACACGGCCGCCAGTGACGGCCAGGCCCTTTCCTTCGAGCTGCTGGACAGCCTGCTCGACCTCGTGAAGGCCAAGGACGGCATGGTGGACTGGATCATGATGCCCCCCAGAACCATGCGCAGCTACAAAGCCCTGCTGCGCGGTATGGGCGGCACCCCGGCTGACTGGGTCGTGAACCTCCCGGATGGCCGCACCACCATCGGCTATGAAGGTATCCCGATCTTCAAGAACGAGTACCTGTCTGTGGAAGAAACGGCCAATGGCGCAGCCCTGACGGGTGGCGCGCTGACTTCCGTGTGGGCCGGATGTTTCGATGATGGCACGCGCCGCGTCGGCATTTCCGGTATCTATCCCGAAGGCACCCCGGCGGGCATCTCCGTTGAAGTCGTGGGCGCTGCCGAAAACAAGGACTCCCAGATCGTGCGCGTGAAGCAGTATGCCAACTTTGTGTGCTTCAACCGCCGTGGTCTGGCCCGCCTGACTTCCATCAACAACTAGGAGGGCAATGTATGGCCGCCAGTGTAAAAATGAGGACGCGGTTCGCCCGCAAACTGCCTGCCGGAATGGCGTGCAATGCTTTCGGCTATCATGGTGTGGTCAATGAAGACGGCCACGTCGTTGTCGATGTCCCGCAGGCCCTCGTGGATGTGGAAGTCGAGGCCAACCGCCTTGTCCCGGTGGAATCTGAAAAAACTCCCCCCGCTCCCGCCAAGGGCGAAGCTGCCGCCACCTCCGCCAAAAAGTAGCCGCTTCGCCAGCGCCCCCGACGCTATTACCTCCTGTCGGGGGCGTCATCGAATACGCTACCAAGGACAAACGTCATGCTGATCGTTGAAGACGGAACCATGCCCGAAGGGGCCAACACCTACGTCAGCCTTGAACTGGCCGACGCCTACCTTGTCCCGCGCGGGCTGTGGGAGACGACGCCGGATGATGCCGGGGACAGCGTCATCGCAAAAAAGGAAGCTGCCATCATCCGTGCCTTTGATGCCCTGAACACGCTCAACTGGGAGGGGGAAACCCCTGACTGGCAGCGGGTGACGGCATGGCCGCGCGAGAACGTGCCCATGCCCGGGGTGATGCCGAAGCCCGGAGAAGAGCCCACTTTCCTGCCTGCCGACACGGTACCGCGTGCCGTTGTGCAGGCGCAGATGGAGTTGGCAGGCCTGATCTATAGCGGGCTGAATCCTCTGGCCCCTGTGGAGCGTGGTGGGAAGATCGTCAGCATGAGCGAATCCAGCAAGGAAGGTGACGTGGACGTCATCGGCGGCGATTCCAAGAGCTACAGCGTCACCTATGCCGAATCCGCGCCGGTGGAGACGTATCTTCCTGCCGTGTATGGCATTCTTGGCCCGTATCTCCGGGAAATTCCCGGAAAGTCCGGGATGATCTGCGGCAGGGTGGCGATGGGGTAGGTTATGTCCACGGACTACACGCCAAAACTCCTGAAAGCCAAAGTAAAACTGCAAGCCAAGGGTATGCTTATGACCTTCGTGCGGCGCACTGAGGATACCTCCCAGATGCCTGAGCCCGGCGGAGGCTATCCTGTCATCGAAACACGCACGGACTTCTACGGCCTGAAAACATCCCCCATGCTGGCAGAGGTTCAGATGGGCATCTTCGCCGGAGAAGACCTTGTTGTCGTCATGCCCGGCGATGTCTGCGAAGGCCGACCGGATACCACTGACAAACTCTTATTCCTTGGGCAATTGTGGGAAATTTCAAAGATCCATGTCGTAGCGCCTGCTGAGCTGGACATCCTCTACAAAGTGGCCGTCAAGGAGGCCGGGGACGATGTCTAGCGACCGCCTGACAGCCCGTCGTCATGAGCTCCAGCGGAAGATGAAGGAAGCGAATGACCGCATCTGCGCGAATGGCCGTGATCTCAAGAAAGCCTTCCAGCAATGGGTGGACGCCGCACACGAAGACGGTCTGCTGGCCTTCCTGGCGCAGCTTGCCGACTGCTACGGACGGCTCGTGCAGCGGACGCCGGTAGATACCGGCAGGGCGCGGGCCGGCTGGCATATCGAGGGTGAGCCGAGCGAGTGGAAGCCGGCTCCCGGGGAGTATGAGAAGGCCAAGGCCGAAGCTGCGGCAGTCATTTCGCAAGAAGTCCTCAAGCTCGAAGACCTGAGCAAGGCGGATGTGATCTATATCATGAACAACGTGGAGTACATCCTGCCGCTTGAGGCCGGATGGTCGCGGCAGTCTTCCGGCTTCTGGGCGCTCTTCCTCTCCGAACTGTCCTCCCAGCTCGAAAAGGCCGCCGAACGCAGCCGTATGGGGAACCCCTGATGATGCAGACGCCAGACCTCTTTTCAGTGCGCAAGGCCCTGGAATCCGTCCTGTTCACTGCTCTGACGGCGGAACAGGCAGCGGGGAATGTCATCATCATCCAGCCGGGCGAAGACTTGAAGCCGGACTTGAAGAAAATCCAGGTCATCCATTCCGTGAATCCCGGCAAGGTCATGGATGGCGAACTGGGCGGCAGGCAGGGGGTATGTCCGCGCCAGGGCGCTTACACCGTCACTTTGTCCAGTCTTCAAAACGACATCGCAAAATATACCAAAGAATGGAAACTTTGCAGCCTCCTCGAAAAGGCTTTCAGACGCAAAGAGCTGCCGATTGAGGATTCAAATTGCAAGGTCATGTGCGATGAACCCTACACAACGAACGTCGGAAAGACCGACGACAAACGCCTTGCCCTGTCCGTATCCATCCCGTGGTGGGTGTGGGCCGGAGGGCATGAAGGAGAATAGCTATGGCCGCGACATGCCCGTCCGTTGGCAAATCGAACTACCAGGCCGTATGGGCCGCGCTGGAAGACGTGAACGGCGTCCTTCAGAAGCCCACGGCAGCGGATTACATCGTCCCCCGTGGCAATGCCACCATGAACCAGACCCCGACGAATTCCGCCTCTGAGGAGCTTTCCGAATCCCTGAACGTGACGGATCAGTTCCAGGATGCTGTGGACGCCGGTGAAGCCAGCATCCCCATGTACCTGCGTCTTGACCCGTCCGGTGGCCACATGCAGGGCCATGCCCTGATCCTTGCGGCTATGGGCAAAGTCCAGGAACCTGACGCGGTTACGGCTTCCCTGACTTCCGAAGTTGGGGCCGAGGATGATATCATCCCTGTGAAAAGCATTTCCGGCGGTACTCTGCCCCCGTCCGGCGTGATTGAGGTGGGTGCGGAGAAAGTGCGGTATTCCGGCCGTACCATCGAAGATGGAGTTGTTACGGCCCTGACTAATTGCGAACGCGGCTATGCTGGTACGACGGCTGCCACGCATGAGGCTGCGGCCAGCCTGACGCTGAAATCCCGTGTCTATATGCAGGACACCTGCCGGAACCGTGTCTCTATCTGGATGAAAAATGACCACACCGTCACTTTTGGTTCTGGCGGGGCTGTGACCATGACGGAATTTTCCATGAGCAATTCCGGCGGCCAGAATGTGGACGTGACCGTGCAGTTCCAGCGCATGGGGTATTGCGGGCGCAGCTTTGTTTCCGGCACGCCCAGCGGTCAGAATATCACCGTTGTGGACAGCAAGGACAGGTCGGCCGTCAAAGCGTACAGCGTTGGTGGCTACATCAAGAACACCACCAAGGACCTCGACAATAGCGGCGCAGGCTATCGCATCACGGCGGTTGACCCCGTGGCCGGTACCATCACCGTCGAGGGGACGATCACTTCCTTTGCCGAAGGCGATCAGCTCGACGCTTGGACGCCCCAGTCCTCACCGGTTGGCGAACCCCTGGAATCCCGTCGGGCGTCCATTTACATTGACGGTCAGGTGGGTCGCATCCGTGAAGGCAGCCTTTCCATGGGCACGCCTGCCGAGTTCCTTCAGGAGATCGGCGACGAATATCCCGGCGAGGCTGTGGATACCAAGAGAGAGCTGTCCATCACCATGAACAGCTTTTTCCGTGGTGACGATGCTGCCGAGCTTGGCAAGGGGTATGACGGGTATGAGATCCCTGTCGTCGTCCGCTTCGGCAAGGAAGCCGGGAAAACGCTCTCTATCGGCATGGATCGCGTGAAAATGTCCATGCCCGAGATCGGTGTCGATGGCGCGTCCTACACTCTCGACAGGACGGGGGCCATCCTTGGTACCAAGGGCGAAGACGCCCTGTACATCGTGCAGGAGTAGTGTGGTATGCCGAAGATCCTGACCAAAGTCTACAAAAATGCGCTGTTCTTCCTGCCTTATTCCCGCGACAAGTCGGAAGGCGTCTGGTGCAAGCCTCTGACCATGACCAAGCGCAACGAGCTGCGCAGACAGGCGCAGATCGAGGCCGGTATGGATACCGACATTGCCGATGCCTACCTGACCCGTGCTATGCTGGAAGAAAGCATCGTGGACTGGAAGGGATTCTGGACGGCCGGCGGTGAGGAAATCCCTTACAGCAAGGAAGTCCTGCGCGACATGTGCGAATGCGACCCCGGCATGGCTGTGACCATGCTGGCACGCATCCTTGAAATCGCCCGTATGGGCGAGCTGGAAGACAAAAAAAACTGATCCGGTGGGTCGGGTGGTTGCTCTCACCTGCCCGGCCCACTGACTGCCGTGAATGTCGGGAGATGGCCGAGGACAACAAGGCTATCCCCGACTGTTCGAAGTGCTCCATGCCACGAGAGACAAGCGCCCTGAATGATGCGGCATGGGAGGTATGGAGCGTGCTGGATAGTCACGGCAGGGACTTGGACACCATGGCTGGTAATCCTCTCCCTTTGCGACTGGAGGCAATTGCGCTAGAGTGCGGCAGGCACAGCGATCCTGACGGGGTGCGCTGGCGTGTCCTACTGATCGAAGATCAGGTTTTGGCGTATCGCCGGGAAAAACAGAAAAAGAAGGGAGGCAGATCGTGAGTAGTGAGCCGATGCAGGAAGAACCCCAGCAGGGACAGCCCCAGAACCAAAGCAATGCTAGTGTCAGACAGGAGCAACGCGAAGCTGATGCCAGGCTGCTGGAAATCTTCGACAAGCGCCTTGATGCCATCGGTGCGGCCCAGAATCGCATGGGCATGTTTTTGCTGGCACTCTGCCTGGTGGTCTTTATGGAAACCGCGGCACTCGTTGGTGTTACGATTTGGCACAGCTCCACACTTTCCCGGATGCAGGCTGATATGGAGAAGCACAACACGGCTTTGATGGTTGCCGTGGAGAAAATGGGCGAAGAGCTTGCTTCCGTTTCCGCCGAAAGCAAGGTGTGCATGGAGCGTATCAAAAAATACGTCTGGGAGCTTAAGGCCTCCTTGGGCTTGAAGTTTTCCCAGCAACGCGGCGGCACTGACCCGCAACAGGAAAAGGATGCCCAGGGGTAAACAGTACTGTCCTGAATGCGGCGTCGCGGCCATGAGCTGCCAGAGGACGTGTCCAACGACTTTTGAAGGCCATGAGCTCGAAAGCGCCCGCACGTCCATATGGCGTTGCGCATCATGTGGCGCCGAGTTCGAGTTGCTGACACCTGCCGGAAAGCTGCGACGCATGAAGCGGGGGAAAATGTCCCCTGATCTCTGTCGCAGGGTCTTGCGCTATCTTGGGCTTGATGCCCAGTTGCCGCGTGTTGACCAGGTGCGAGAAACTTCCATGCATGGCCACGGATGACATGCGAACAACCGCCGTTTCTTTTTAAAATCCTCCTGATGAATCACCATCGGGAGGATTTTTCTTTCTCCCGGAAACCTCTGGAGGAATTATGGAAGGTATCGTCCCCACTATGGACATCAATCGTGACAACTGCTGCAACAATAACAACGGCTGGGGCAATGGCTGGGGTGCGGCCATTGGCGGTTTCGCCGGTGCCGCTCTGGGTAACGGCTGGAATGGCGGCTGGAACCGGAATGGTGTAGGCCCCGCCGCTTTCGGTGAGACGTTCATCATGGACAGCCTTTCCGGCGCCCGTTCCGACATCAACGCCATCGGTCGCGATCAGCTCATGCAGTCCGCTTCCGCCCAGAACGCCATGTGTCAGGGATTTGGTGGCGTGAACGCCACTGTCGAGCGCGTGGGCGCTTCGATGGCGCAGGGGCAGTCC